AAACCCTACTGATTTATCAACTCAAGCAGCTGGAAATGATGTAGCAATAAATTGGACTCAAAATTCGGGTTCGGATAATAGATTAGTTGATATAATATATAATATAGAAAGAAGTTCTGATAATGGTGAAAATTATACTAAAATATCTACTTTATCAGGATCAGTAATTCAAAATTCTTTTACATCTTCAGTAGGTATTCCTGTTGTAACTAATTTTGTTGATACTTCTTTAGCAGATGGAAGTTATATTTATAGAATTCAACCCCAAAACAGACATCATCTAACAACAGGGAGTTATGTCACTTCAGATGTGGTAACTGTGCCTGTCCCTTCTAAAAAAATATGGACTACTAATAAGGGTAATATAATGTTTAACCCAAATGATACTGTTTTAATAGAAATAAGTTAAAACATTATTCTTTTCTAGAATTTTTTAATATTTATAATAAAAAGATATGGCTAATATACCTATATGGCCTGGTTCAAGTAGCTTCTTTCCAGGTAATACACCTTTTGGATTTTATGATAACGATACTCAATTCCAATCTGATGCAGATAAATTTTCAGTATTTGCATCCAGAAGATTAGGATATCCTATTGTAGAAGTAGAATTACAAGATTTAAATTTTTATGCTGCTTTTGAACAAGCTGTAACTGTATATGGTAATGAAATTTATGCTTATCAAATTAAAGAAAATTACTTAGCTTTAGAAGGAGCAAACACTAGTTCTTTTGATACAACACCTATAAATGATCAAAATGTTACTCCTAATTTAAGTAGAATAATTGCTTTAAGTCAAGAATATGGGGCTGAAGCAGGAACTGGGGGAAATGTTACTTGGTACACAGGTTCTATAGCTTTAACAGCAAGTGTTCAAGATTATAATTTAGATACTTGGGCTTCTGAATCAGGAATTACAACACAAAGTGGAGACATAGAAATTAAAAGAGTATTTTATGAATCTACCCCAGCAATTGTTAAATTTTTTGACCCTTATGTAGGAAGTGGAGAAGGAGTAATGAATTTAATGGATAATTTTGGGTGGGGTAATTATTCACCTGCTATTAATTTTGTATTAATGCCTATAAATTATGATTTGCAAATTATACAACAAATTGAATTAAATGATCAAATTAGAAGATCTAATTATTCATTTGAAGTACAAAATAATAATTTAAGAATATTCCCAATTCCAACTAATGATAGTGTTCAATTTGTAAGCAATTTATATATTCAATACATTTTAAAAACAGAAAGATATGATGCACAATTTACAGATGCAACAGGAAAAATTACTAATGTAGGAAATGTCCCATATCAAAACCCAAATTACACAAGAATTAACTCAGTAGGAAGAAGTTGGATATTTGAATATGCCTTAGCTTTATGTAAAGAAATGTTAGGTTATATTCGAGGAAAATATGATACAATTCCTATTCCTGGAGCCGATGTTCAATTGAATGAAGCTGATTTAATATCTGCGGCAAATAGTGAAAAAGATAAATTAATAGAGAATTTGAGAACTTATTTAGAAGCTACTTCTAGGGATAAATTATTAGAAAGACAATCTTTAGAAGGAGATTACAAACAAAAAGAATTAAATAAAGTACCATTCCCAATTTATATAGGATAATATGGCATTATACGGAACACAAAGAGATTTTAGTTTATTTAGACATCTGAATAGAGAATTGATGGGTGATATTATTACCCAACAATGTGCTTTTTATAAGTATAAAATTGAAGAAACTAAAGTTAACATTTATGGAGAAGCTGCTGAAGAGAAATATTATATGGGTCCTGTATTATTAAATTGTTTAGTAGATAGAAGAGACCAAGCATACCCCGAAACAGATTTAGGTACTGACTTTGATTGGGGAGCTACATTTAAATTTTTAAGAGATGACTTGTTAAAAGCTTCTGAAGACTTTAATGAAAATTTTGCTCCTAGTGATCATAATTATGGGGCAGATTTAGTTCCTGAAGTAGGTGATATTATCTTATACCAAGAAGGATATTATGAAGTAGATAATGTAATCTCAAATCAATATTGGACAGGTAAAAATCCTGATTACCCAAATGAACCTGGAAACTGGAATCCAAATTTAGATGAGTATGGAAGAAGTGTTTCCATTGTATGTGAAACACATTATGTACCAGCAGATAAATTAGGTATTACACAAGAAAGATTATTATAATGGCTCAAAGAGGAAAAAAACCAATACCAAAAACACAAAGGGAAATTTCAATTTCTCAACAGGAACCCTATGTTAATCCTGAAACAGGAGAAAGCAGGGGTAATCCTAATTCTATAGTACCCGAATCAAAAAATAGAGGAAATCATATTTCTTTTAAAGATGATACTACAAAACCTTTTACTTTAGGATTTAAAGACATAGATGAATCTATATTTTATTATATGGAAAATGTAATTAAACCTACAGTTATGCAAAATGGAGTAGTTCAAAAAGTACCAGTAATTTATGGTTCTCCTGAAAGGTGGAAACAAGTTCAAAAAGATGGATATTATAGAGATAAGAAAGGTAAAATAATGATGCCTCTTATTACCTTTAAAAGAAATAATATTCAAAAAAATAGAACTATAACAAAAAAATTAGATGCTAATTCCCCCAATAATATTCAAGTTTTTACAAAAAGATATAGTAAAAAAAATGAATATGATAATTTTAATTTGTTAAATAACAGAATCCCTAAAAAAGAATATTATGCCGTAGTAGTTCCTGATTATGTAACTATAACGTATGATTTTATCATATCAACGTATTATGTTGAACAATTAAATAAACTAATTGAAGCAATGAATTATGCTTCTGATTCATATTGGGGAAATCCAGAAAGATATAAATTTAGAGCTAGAATTGATAATTTTGCTACACCCATTACTTTAAATCAAGGAGGAGAAAGAGTAGTTAAATCAACTTTTTCATTAATGTTATATGGGTATTTAGTCCCAAATAATATTCAAAAACAATTAGCTTCAATTAAGAAATATAGTAATAAAAATAAACTTAAATTCACAGCTGAAATAGTTAATAATTTAAATGATGTTCCTTCTTCTTATGTATCTAATGATAGGTTAAAAATAGAAGGTCCTGAAGATTTTACTCAATTTGAAGGGTGATATTTATTATAAAATAAATTAAAAAATGGCAATAACATTAAGATTAGTAAAAGGTTCAGAATTAACATTTACAGAAGTAGATGATAACTTTAAATCGTTATATTATTCTGCTTCCATTAGTGAAAGTGTTTTATCTTTATGGAAAACAGGTAGTGGAACAGCTGATACTGTAGATCTATCAGGATTAACAGGAACTACTACAGGTTCATTTACAGGTTCATTTACTGGATCAGTTTTAGGGACTTCTTCTTATGCCATAACAGCATCTCATGCTTTAAATGGTGGAAGTAGTTCAGATTTTCCATATTCAGGATCAGCTCAAATAACAGGATCATTAGATCTTACAGGTTCATTTACTCTTCTTACAGGTAATGCTTTAATAGGAGCAAACCAAACCCCAACCACAGCAGGTGGAGCTTCTCCAACCTTATATGTTGAAAAAGCTAATAGTGGTTATGGAGGTGATCTAGCAATTGATACTACTCTTTTATTAGCAAATAATTCAACAACTTACATAGGGGCTATATCCCCTACTGCTTCAGTTGCTGGTTTTTATATGGGCAGCCCATCAGATATATTTGGAGCTGTTGTTAGTTGGGGGTGGAGTCAAGAATATTTACAATTAGCTGCAGCTCAAGTAGGACATGGAATACATTTTAAGGTAGGTAATAAAAACAATAATTCAATGAAACTCACTCCAGTTGCTGCTGGGGTAAGTGATACTAGAGCTAATTTATTACTTACAGGTTCAATTGATGTAACAGGAAGTGTAACTGCTACTGATAATTTAACAGTTGGTGGTAATTTAGATATTGCTGATACAATATATCATACGGGCGATTCAAATACAAAGATAAGATTCCCTGCAGTTGATACAATTGCTTTTAATACTAATGGCGTTGAAAGATTAAATATATCCCCAGATGGTCATATAACAGCTTCAGGTAATATAAGTTCAAGTGGAACAGTATTAGCTTCAGTATACACTGCAAGTAGTGGTTTTTATGCTAATGCTAATGCTGGATTTGAATTTATAGCTGAAGGTGATAATCAGTTAAATATAAAACATAATACAGCAAATAAACATATATTTATTTTAACTGAAGGTAGTGGGGGTATAAATTTAGGAACAGGAGGTACTAATAGTCAAGTTATATTAAATGCAGGCCATGTAACAGCCTCAGGAAATATAAGTGCAAGTGGTGATGTACAAGGTGATTCATTAATAACTGATCAATATGTAAAACATAATGGTGATGCTGATACACAAATAAATTTTTTAGATGATGAGATAAGATTTGAAGCTGGTAACCTTCTTTTATTTGATTTACATAAAAAAGGTTCTGCACCTCATGAAGTAACTGTTAATAGTGGAGGTAATAATGTTGATTTTCT